CGGGACCTTCTCCAACCAGCTTGCGACCGCCGCCGCGCTGTCGCAGACCTCGCTGGAGCAGATCCTCATTCAGGTCCGCAACGCTGTTGACAACAACGGCAAGCGCATCCGTCTGAACCCGACCAAGCTGGTTGTGTCTCCGTCCAACGTGTTCCAAGCGGAAGTGCTCCTCAAGAGCGTCCTCCGCACCGGAACGGGTAACAACGACATCAACCCCGTGAAGAGCATGGGTCTGCTGTCTGGCGGTCAGGCCAACCTGTCTCGTCTGACCTCGACCACCGCTTGGTGGGTTGAGACCGACGCTCCCGAGGGCCTGAAGCTCATGATGCGCCGTCCGCTCGAGAAGAGCATGGAAGGCGACTTCGAGACCGATTCGATGCGCTTCAAGTCTACCGAGCGTTATGATCTCGGCTGGACCGATCCCCGGGCCGTGTTTGGTACGCCCGGCGTGTGATGCGTAGGAAGGGGCGGCTGGACCGCCCCTTCTTTTTATGTGACAATAGCCTCGTCAAGCTTTTCATGGAGAAGACGAATGCCTCAATATAGTGACGATCTTTGGCTCGGTAGCGCCACTGGCCCGCAGTCTCAGGGCTGGGGTGGACCCGGTCAGGTGTACGAAGGCGTCGGCCCGCTCGGTCGCGTGTACATCTACGACATTGTCCCCGCCACCATTTCCGCCACCGCCGTCTGCGCTGCGCAGGCTGTTGCGGCAGCTGGTTACGCCACCATCAATGGCACCAGCGCCACGAGCGGTGTGGCGACCTTCAACTGCTGCCGCAACGTGTCTATCGTTTCGTCCAGCGCCAGCGATACCACCCAGACCGTGACCGTGACCGGAACGGACTTCTGGGGTCAGGCGCAGACGTCTCGCCTGACGATCAACGGCACCACCACCGTTAACGGCTTGAAAGGCTTCAAGACCATTACTGCGGTGTATGTCTCTGCGGTGTTCGTTGGCAATCTGTCGGTCGGCATGGGTGATAGCTTTGGCCTCCCCTACCGTGTCACGGACGCTGGCTACCTGCTCCGCACTGGCTGGGCTGGTGCGGTTGCCGACAACGCTGGCACCTTCACGGCGGCTGACACGGCGACTGCTTCAGTTACGAGCGGCGACGTGCGTGGCACCTTCCTGCCCGCTACTTCGGCTTCCAACGGCTCGCGCCGCCTCGTGATCGCCATCGGCCTCACCGCTATTGCGGCTGGCCCTGACGCCACTCAGGTCGGCGCTATCGGCGTCACCCCCGCCTAATAAGCAAGGGGGCCTTGTGCCCCCTCACTTTCCTTTAGGAGGGACCTATGGTCGATACAGTTGCGACACAGACGCTGCTTGATGGCGAGCGGCTGGTTATCCAAAAATTCACGAACATCTCGGACGGCACGGGCGAGGCTGGTGTCAACAAGGTGATCGTGGCGAACCTCGCGCCGAATGCTTTTGGCGTGGCCTGCACGGGCGTCAAGATCAACAAGATCTGGGCGACCACTCACGGCATGGAAGTTCGCATCCTCTGGGATGCAACGACTGACTTGCTGACGTGGATGATTCCGCAGAACACGAACTATTTCATGGACTTCTCTGAGTTCGGTGGTCTCACCAACAACGCCGCTCCGACGAAGACCGGGAACATCGCGTTCACAACGTCTGATGCTTCGGCTGGCGACATGTACTCGATTGTACTCGAGTGCATCAAGACTTACGGGTGACCCATGGGGCGCTGGTGTATGGCCAAGGGCGGCTCTACCCCGGTCTACAAGACCGGAGGAGCTTGGACGCGCGCTGAGGGGAAAAACCCCGAGGGTGGCCTCAACGAGAAGGGACGAGCTTCTCTTAGGTCCCAAGGCCATGACATCAAGCGCCCCGTGAGCGCATCCGAGGCAAAGAAGAGCCCTGCGGCGGCGTCCCGCCGCGATTCATTCTGTAGCCGCATGAGGGGCATGAAGGCAAAGCTGACCTCCCCGGAGACGGCGCGTGATCCCGATTCTCGTATCAATAAGTCTCTTCGCAAGTGGGACTGTAACTGAGGTAACACCCATGGCTATCCGCTACGTCAAAGACTTCGAGTTCCCTTCCGCCGCTGGCTTCACCAGCAGTGCCCCCAGCAAGGTCACTGGGCCGATGTTCGCCAAGGGCGGCAAGGTTGAGAAAGAGCCCAAGGGCATGATGGTCATCATCGGCGTTGGCAAGCCGAAGGGGCCGATGAGGAAGGCTGAGGGCGGGAAAGTCAAGAAATTTGATGACGGTGGCATGTACGGCGAAGGCGTTACAGGCCCTTATGACATCAATAATATGCCGCAGCCGCCTAGCAATGTTGGCAAGGGAGCTCTTGAGGGCGGGAGGCTTGGCGGAATTAGTGATCGTCAGCGCCGGATGATGATGATGCAGGCCTCCAAGAGGCAGGCCGATATTGCCAAGCAAGCGCAGAACCAAGGCATGATGTCCGACATGGACTTGCGCATGATGGAGCGCGGTTACAAGAAGGGCGGCGATGTCGAGTCCATTTCCGTCAAGGACATCAAGAGCGGCAAGGTCAAGCAGTCCACCGATGAGGACTTTTATGGCAAGGCGAAGGATATGCCCATGCCTACCCGTCGCCCGGCTGGGATGAAGAAGGGCGGCATGGCTCAAAAGGTCCAGATGGCAAAGTCGAACGCCATTGAGTCCTCATTGAAAGGCCAGAAGAAGACCGGCTACGCTGAGGGTGGAAAGGCAGTGAAGGTCCCCCTTCCCAATGAAGATGAAGCGCCATACCCTTCCCAGTGGCCCATGCCTTCTGACGAGCAGATCAACAAGGAAAACTGGAACCAGCGCAAAGCTATTCGCCGGGCGATGGGGGCAAAGAATACCGGTAAGGACACGTTTGCCAAGGGCGGTTACGCTGAGGGCGGCATGAAGGCCGAGCAGGGCGTCCCGTTGCCTAGCCCCGAAAAAGAATCGTTTGAGGTTTACGACCGCCAGACCGGCGACGTTGTCGGCACCTACGGATCTCTGAAAAGAGCATCTCGTGCTGTTGACCGGCGCGACAACGAATATGGTGGCTATCGTTACGGGCATCGCCCAGTCGCCAAAGCAAAGGGCGGAATGGCTCACGAAGACGTGGCTGCTGATAAGTCCTTGATCAAGAGCATGGTCAAGCCTGCCGCTCTCAAGAAGGCTGATGGCGGTGGCATCCCCCCGCAGATGCGCGCCGCTCTTGCGAGAAGGGCAAACTCTGTTCCTGTTGCGCCCCGCGCTCCTATGATCCCGCAGCAGGCAATGCCAGCCCGGGGAGCCCTTGCTTCAATAGGCGAGGGCGGCATCGGTGTCGGCCAGTCCCGCCCGAACAAGCCTAACGTCGGGGCGATCCGTGCGGCCATGGCTAAGAAAGCCTCCATGGCGATGCCTGAGAACGCCCCATCTATGATGAAAAAGGGCGGAAAGGTGAAGTGCTAAATGACGGTCTCCGGCACAGTTTCCACGACCGTATTCAAGACCCGGAAGGTGATTGATCACGCCTTCCGGCGCTGCCGCATGCAGCCTCAGCAAATCACGTCTGAGCTGATCGACATGGCGAAAGATGACCTCTTTCTGCTGTTGTCGTCGCTTGGCAGTCAGGGTGTCCCTCTTTGGTGTATCGAGAAAGAGATCCTCCCCCTCTATCTCGGTCAAGCGGCTATCACGCCGCCCAAGGGTACGATGGACATCCTGAATGCCAATTTCCGCTGGCTGTCCCGGCAGAACGGCCCGGTTCAGTACAGCTCGCCGGGAGGCATCCCGTCCTACGCCTTCGATGGGGACCTCGACACGTCCTGCGCCCAGACCGGACCTGATGGCAACATCGAGATCGCCTACATTGGCGCGGACCCAATCAACGACCCGCAGTCGCAGGTACAGGTGACGACCGTTGGCGTGATGATGGCGACCACCGCCACCTTCAACATTGAGTTCGAGTGGTCCAACGATGGCGTGACGTGGACCTCGTGCTTGTCGCCGGGCGCGACCCTGTACACCGCTGGCAAGTGGCAGTGGTACGACATCGACGGCACCCAGCCGGTGAACTACTTCCGCATGCGCGAGACCGGCGGGCAGACCCTGAACGTCGTCGAGTTCTATGCGGCCAACAATCCCACCGAGATCCCGCTGGCGCGCATGAACCGCGACGACTGGACAAATTTGCCGAATAAGACGTTCTCCGGGCGTCCGCTCCAGTACTGGTTCGACCGTCAGCGCGACTACCCGGTGATGCGGATTTGGCCGGTGACGGACACGACCAACATGTTTGGGCAGTTCACGATCTGGCGGCAACGCTACATCATGGACGTCGGGACGCTCACGGAAGAACTCGACATTCCGCAGCGGTGGTACGAGACAATCGTCTGGCAACTTGCATGGCGGCTTGCTATGGAGCTTCCTGACTTCAATCTTTCGCTTGTCGGGCCTATCAAGGCTACGGCTGACGAAGCTTTGAGGATCGCGCAGGACGAGGAGCGCGACAACTCGCCGATCTATTTTGCCCCTAACATCTCGCCGTACACCCGATGAGCATCTTTCTTGACCCACGCGGCAAGTCCACCTTCGGCATCGGGATCTGCGCCCGGTGTTCGAGGAAGATGTCGCTTGAGGATCTTTCTTCGGACCCTAACTATCCCGGCCTCTACGTTTGCGATGAGGACAAGGATCAGTTTGATCCCTACCGTCTGGCCGCCCGGCAACCCGAACGGATCAACTTGTTTCACCCTCGCCCTGATACTAATATCGCGCTGAACATGTACGGCACGATCTCGCAGGATGAAGACCTCTTCATCATTGGCGAGGAGGGCGACGGGTATCTGGTGCCATGACGAACAATCCGCGCGTTCCGACAAACCTGATCCCCACGAAGATCACCCAGTTGCCGCTGGCGGATGCGCCGCGCGCGACCGACACAACGATTGTGGTGCAGGACGGAATCACCAAGCGCGCGTTCTACGGTCAATTTCTACAATATGTCGGCCCCACTGGCCCCACCGGCCCCACGGGGCCCACGGGTGTGCAGGGCTTAATTGGCCCCACAGGACCGACCGGGCCCACGGGCTTGCAGGGTCTCCAAGGCGTCACCGGGCCCACGGGGCCCACAGGGCCGACGGGGCCCACCGGGCCTACCGGGCCCACTGGCGTACAAGGCGCAATTGGCCCCACTGGACCGACCGGCCCCACGGGCCCGACCGGGCCAACTGGGTCGCAGGGCAATGTTGGCCCCTACGGGCCTACGGGACCGACGGGGCCTACAGGCTTGCAGGGCATCCAAGGGCCCACGGGGCCGCAGGGAATCCAAGGTGTTACCGGCCCCACAGGGCCGACTGGCCCCACAGGGCCTACGGGGCCAACGGGCTCACAGGGGATCCAAGGCGTAACGGGCCCGACTGGGCCTACGGGACCTACGGGGATTCAAGGCGTTGTCGGGCCGACCGGGCCTACCGGACCTACAGGCTTGCAGGGTATCCAAGGCCCCACTGGGCCCACGGGACCGACAGGGGTGCAGGGCGTTGTCGGCCCCACGGGCCCCACGGGCCCTACTGGCCCTACGGGGATTCAAGGCGTTGTCGGGCCGACCGGCCCCACTGGCCCTACGGGGCCAACTGGCTCGTCGGGGACCTCCGTCGGCCTCACCCTATTCCTTGATGGCGCAACTGCAACCGGCCCGCAAGCCGACGACCTTATTGTCGTTCCAAGCACTGGCGCACAGACGATTCTTTCCCTAGCCACGACCACAGGCGTTGGTCGGCTATTGGGATCCTTTGTAACCCCGGCAGGCGTTCCCAATAACACATCGTTTGCTGGCGGCCTGTGGACGCTACATGCTTGGATGTCGGGCAGTTCCACAACACTTCGGTTCTGGACGGAGATACAAGAGGTGGCGTCCGACGGCGTAACCGTCTTGCAGACTCTCGCCACTGGGAATTATGCTTCAGGAACCCCTGTTACATCCATTCCCGTCGCATTAAAAGAATACGATTTATATGTCCCCGCCGCGTCTCTGGCCTCTGTGAGCAGCCGCTTGCTTCTCAATGTTTATGTGCAATCTCAGACTGGAACGCCTGTTGCATCACTGTACATGCGCGACAGTACACAATCTCATTTGGTCACAACAATTGCCTACAATGTTGTTGGGCCCACCGGACCTACGGGGCCGACCGGCCCCACAGGTCCCACAGGTCCCACTGGCTCGCAGGGGATACAGGGGGTTACGGGGCCGACAGGCCCCACCGGGCCTACGGGGCCCACGGGCCCGCAGGGGATACAAGGGGTTACGGGGCCTACAGGCCCCACCGGGCCCACAGGCCCGACAGGAGTGCAAGGCGTTGTTGGCCCTACGGGCCCCACTGGTCCTACAGGCCCCACAGGCCCGCAGGGAATACAGGGCGTAACAGGGCCGACTGGACCCACGGGGCCCACCGGCCCCACCGGGGCGCAGGGGATACAGGGCGTAACGGGTCCGACCGGACCCACAGGGCCGACCGGCCCCACTGGCCCTACGGGGCCGGATCTGAACTCACTGATCTATGCAGTAGCGATGGGCTGAGGCATAGGGTAGAATGGAAGGAATAGGAGAGCGCCATGGCTCAGACATTTACCAACGCGGTGGCCAATAACGTCACCACCGTCACGACCGTCTACACCGCACCTGCCTCGACGACTGGCGTCGTTGTAGGTTTGATCATCGCGAACGACGCTGGAGCGGACACGACCGTGACTGTGAGCGTCGTCAAGGGCGCAACGACGGTCAACGTGCTCAACAGCGCGCCCCTTCCTTCCGCCAGCAACTTGTCGGTGCTGTCGAACAACAACCGCCTCGTTCTCCTGACCGGCAACAGCATATCGGTGACTGCCGCCGCTGCCGTTGACGTTGTCGCTTCTGTGCTGGAGCTTACCTAATGACCACCGCCGCTCAAAACAGCAAGCAGATCCTTGCTCCGAAGGGGACTGCTGGGACGCCCAGCCATTCGTTCTTGGGCGGCAACACCACCGGCATTTACCTTGCTGGGACAAATCAACTTGGAATCGCTACAGCGGGTGTGGCGGCAGTCCTCGTTGACGCTTCGCAGAATGTCGGCATCTCGTCCATCGTCTCTGGCTACAAGTTCTCCGTCGTAAGCGGCGACTCGTCCATGAACACCCTGCGTGTCGGCCTTGGCGCGGGGTCTGTGGCGACGAATACGGCGGTTGGGTATCAAGC